TTCCACAAGCCCATGTACCGCGTGAGCTTTGAAGATGGATCAACCGTAGATGCAAGCGGGGACCACATATGGACAGTGCAAACCAAGGACAGCCGAAGGACGGCACAGAGGGTCCCGAAACGGAGACGCCGGAACAAGCCGCAAATCTGTGAGCGCGGCGGTTGGTACGAGCTGACAACAGAGGACATGCTTTCCGATTTCTGCCACACGCGCAAGGATGGGAAGGGACACGAATACAAGTATCGAGTCCCTCTCCAGAAAGCTGTGGAATACCCGCGCAAAGAGCTTCCGGTAGATCCTTACGTGCTTGGCGTCTGGCTTGGAGACGGGAACTCGTCTGGACAGAACATAACGGTATCAGACGATGACTTAGATGGAACAAAAAAGCGGATAGAAGAACGAGGGTACACATGCTCTGTCATTCGTTACAAGAATAGAGCGTGTGCAATAAACATTGACCCGCATCCTCGAGGGTGTTCCAGAAAACTGTATGATGGAAGCTTCCGTTACGATCTCCGCAGTCTTGGCGTGTTGGAAAACAAGCACATACCGGAAATCTACTTGACGGCATCTGTGGAACAGCGCAAGGATTTGCTGTGCGGCCTTATGGATACAGATGGAACTGTGTCGAAAACCGGGCAATGTACATTTACGCAAAAAAGCAAAATCGTCGCACAGCAAGTTTTGCAACTTGTCAGAAGCATGGGCATAAAAGCGTCCATGAGAGAAGTGGACGCAACATGCAACGGGAAACCGGCCGGCTCTGTATATTGCGTACACTTTTTTACCAGCAAACAAAACCCATGCTTTTTGATGCCAAGAAAGTACGATCGCCTCAAAGAGAAATTGTCTGCCAGAATGAGCGCAAAAAGCATTACCGGGATAGAACCGATACAAGAAAAACCATCCAAGTGCATTATGGTGGACCATCCGTCACATTTGTATTTGGCTGGAAACGGATTCACGGCCACTCACAACACCAGCTTTGCAGCCTCTCTTGCATGGGCGCTGTCCCTGTGGTATCGACGGAGCGGGTCAAAGACTTATATTGCAGCAGCCGCGCTCATGCAGACGCTGGAAAGCTTCAATTTCCTTGACTACAACGTCAAGCGCATGGGAGAAGATCAGAAGGACGGGGGACATGTTCATGTAATCGATAACAACAACGAGCACAGCATGGAGGCCGACCTCGGCGACGGCTCGTTTTACATCCGTGCCCTTGCGGCCAATCCGGATGCTCAGGACTCCCTTAACTGCAATATCGCTATATGCGACGAGATACATGCTTTCAAGCAGCCTAAACAGTACAACCTGTTTAAAGAGGCGATGAAAGCCTATACCAACAAACTCTTGATCGGTATATCCACAGCAGGAGACAATGAACAGGCATTCCTCGGCCAGCGGCTTAAATATTGCCGCAAAGTGCTCGACGGGACTGTAAATGATGAGCAATATTTCATCTTTATGTGCTGCGCCCCGGAGGGCATAAAAGACGGGACGGTCGACTACACCGACCCCGAGGTGCATGAGATGGCAAATCCCGCTTATGGCGTGAGTATCCGCCCCGCTGAAATCCTCAACGACGCCTTGCAAGCGCAAAACGACCCGCAGCAGCGTAAAGATTTTTTTGCGAAGTCATTGAATGTATACACCAATGCCCTCAAGGCCTACTTTGATATAGACGAGTTTCGGCACTCTGATTGTCAATATGATTGGACGTTGGACGAGCTCGCGAAACTGCCGATTGACTGGTACGGCGGCGCTGACCTATCTAAACTACACGACCTCACAGCAGCAGCGCTGTTCGGCCATTATAAAGGCGTTGATATTATCATCACCCACGCATTTTTCCCGGTAGTGGCTGCGCATATAAAGGCGGATAAGGACAATATACCGCTGTTCGGCTGGGCACAAGATGGCTGGCTGACTCTTTGCAACAGCCCGACTGTAAATCATGCCGACGTGGTCAACTGGTTTGTAGACATGCGCAAGCGGGGGTTCAAAATCCGACAGGTCGGCCATGACCGCAAATTCTGCCGCGAATATTTCCTCGGTATGAGACAAGCGGGCTTTAAAATCCTAGATCAGCCACAGTATTACTATCGCAAATCCGAGGGCTTCCGCCATATCGAGGCGGCTGCGAAAAACGGCAGGCTGTATTACCTACACTCTGAGGCGTATGAGTATTGTGTTGAAAATGTCTCCGCAGTTGAAAAGACAGACGATGCCATACAGTACGACAAGATACAGCCGGAGCACCGTATAGACCTGTTTGATGCCTCGGTATTTGCGTGTATCAGATATCTTGACAACATGGAGAAATCCGAGAAAGCGAGGAAATGGTTTGGCGAAGAGACGAAATAATCGGCAGCGAGCCCGAGCTGAGCCCGCAAACAAGCGCAGTGCTGCGTGGTTGTGCTCATCGGAGGCGTTTGACACGCTCACATGTCAAGGCTATACCTCATTGGCGCAGAACCCGGAGATTGCCGCCGGTGTGGACACTATCGCACGGCTGATAGGCTCCATGACTATCCACCTGATGCTTAACCAGGAAAACGGCGATATCCGTATAAAAAACGAGCTATCGAGGAAAATCGACATACAGCCCAACCGCTATATGACGCGAGAGGCATTTATCCACTGGATAGTGCGGACAATGTATCTCGAGGGCAACGGCAACGCTGTTGTCTATCCGTACACCCGAGCCGGCATACTCCGAGATTTGCAGCCAATCCCGCCTGCTTATACGGCATTTGTACCGGACGGCTGGGGATACAAGATTATAGTCGAAGGCACGGAGTATGCACCTGACAGATTGCTGCATTTTGTGCTCAATCCCGACAGTCTCTATCCATGGATGGGGACAGGTTATCGGGTATCTCTTGCAGATGTCGCCAATAACCTCAAACAGGGCGCGGCGACTCAAAAGGGATTTATGTCCAGCAAATGGAAGCCGAGTATTATTGTCAAGGTAGACGGCTTGGTCGATGAGTTTTCCAGTCCCGAGGGACGGCAGAAGCTTCTGGACAGCTATATTACAGCAGGCGGCGCGGGCGAGCCTTGGCTTATACCGGCTGAACAGTTCAGCGTTGAGCAGGTCAGGCCGTTGACTCTCTCAGACCTTGCGCTTGACGCAATGGTCACGCTGGATAAACGCACGGTCGCCGCTGTGCTGGGTATACCGCCGTTTGTCCTTGGCGTGGGCGACTTCAACCGTGACCAGTGGAATAATTTTATCAATACTACCATCATGCCGCTTGCCCGTGCGATCGAGCAGGAGATGACCAGCAAATTGCTGTACTCGCCTGATTTGTTTTTCCGCTTCAATTCGTGGAGCCTCTATTCATATAGCATCACCGAGCTCGTGAGTGCGGGCGCTGAGATGGTGGACAGAATGGCTCTCCGACGCAACGAGTGGCGCGGCTGGCTCAATTTGCCGCCTGATACGGACATGGATGACCTGCTCGCGCTGGAAAATTACATACCCGCCGACAGGCTGGGCGACCAAGGCAAACTTGTACAGCAGGGAGGTGAGTAATATGGAACGACGCACAATAATAGCAAGAGATGCTGCATTCCAGACCCGCGCAGAGGACGGCAATCTCTATATTGAGGGATATTTTGCCGTATATAACTCTCGATACGACTTGTGGGATGGAGCTTATGAAACCATCGCGCCGGGCGCCTTTGACGGCGAAACCGAGGGAGATGTGAGGGCGCTTTGCAACCACGACACTACGCTTGTGCTTGGGCGTACTACAGCCGGGACACTCACGCTCCGAGTTGATGAGCGCGGTCTGTGGGGCTCCATAATCATCAATCAGGCAGACCAAGACGCGATGAACCTATATGAGCGTGTCAAGCGCGGAGATGTGAGCCAATGCTCTTTTGGCTTTGACATCATCGAGCAGGATGTGCAGTATCAGGACGGCGAGCCGACTGTATGGATAATCCGCAAAGTAAAGCTATATGAGGTCTCCGTCGTCACATTCCCGGCATATCAGGATACATCGGTGAGCGTCCGAAAACACGATTTTGAGGAACTCAAACGAAAACGCGGCGAGGTGTGGAAGCACCAAGCACTTGAAAAACTGAATAACATTATGAGCCATTGAGCCGATTTGCAGAAATGCAGACCGGCTCATTTTTTGTTACGAAAGGAGATTTGTAAATGCTTAAAGCTCTTATGCTCCGGCGCTCTATCGAGGCCAAGCGCGCCGAGCTCAAAGCGCTCGAGGAGCGCGATGCAGAATTTACCACCCGTGAGGCCGAGCTTGAGACCGCTATCAATGAGGTAGAGCCCGGCAACGCTGAGCAGGAAGCCGCTGTCAATGCCGAAATAGAAAAGTTTGACGCGGATAAGCAGGAGCACGAAACCGCCAAGCAGACGCTCAGCGCTGATATTGAGAGACTTGAGGGCGAGCTCGAGGATATTGAGCGCGATGCCCCCAAGCCAAAGACTCCCGAAAAAACTGAAATGAGAGGTGCAAAAATGGAAAAAATCAACATCCGTGCGCTCCCCATGAATCGCCGCGCTTTTGATGCGCTGAGCATGGAGCAGCGCAACGCTATTGTCGCCCAGGACGACGTCAAGACTTTCCTTGCTCAGCTGCGCAGCATGAAAGGCCAGAACCGTGCTATTACTGGCGCGGAGCTGACTACACCCATCGTGTTCCTCGAGCTTATCAGCGAGAACATGTATCGCTATTCCAAGCTGCTCAATCGTGTCCGCGTCCGCAATGTAAGCGGTCAGGCTCGCCAGACTATCGCCGGTACTGTGCCGGAGGCCGTCTGGACTGAGATGTGCGGGGCAATCAATGAGCTGAATTTTGTTTTCAACCAGATCACTCTGGACGGCTACAAAGTGGCCGGGTATGTCCCTGTGTGCAACTCCCTGCTCGAGGATAACGACATCAACCTTGCAAGCTGGATTGTGGAGATGCTCTCCGAGTCCATCGGTTACGCCATGGACAAGGCTATCCTCTACGGCAAGGGCAGCGCCGCAAAGATGCCGCTCGGTATTGTCACCCGCCTTGCGCAGCAGTCCCAGCCGAGCGATTATCCCGCAAATGCGCCCGCGTGGGTCGATCTCCACACTTCCAACATCCTCAAGATAGGCGGCTCGAGCGTCACCGGCGCGGAATTCTGGTCTGCTCTGATGACCGCCACCGGTGCTACTTATACCCGCTACAATCGCGGTACCATGTTTTGGGCGATGAACTCCAAGACTTATGCCCTGCTCAAGTCCAAGCTCATAACTTTCACCGCGACCGGCGATATCGTGGCCAACCTCTTTGGCAGCTTGCCCATTGTTACCGGCGATATAGATGTGCTCGAGTTCATCCCTGACGGTGATATTATCGGCGGCTATGGCGACCTGTACCTGCTCTCTATGCGCTCCGGCATGAGCATCGAGAGTTCCTACGAGGTGCAGTTCCTCCAGGACAACACTGTCTATCGCGGCAAGCAGCGTGCCGACGGTATGCCCATCATTCCCGGCGCGTTCGTGGCCATCAACATCAACAATGAAGAGGTCACCACTGTCATGGACTTTGCAGCTGACAACGCAAATGATGCACAGCTCTCTGCGCTGTCTATCGCCGGTGTGACTCTCAGCCCGTCTTTCGACCCTGAGACCTACTCTTACTCCGGCGGCACCGCTACCAACAACAGCGCCAAGGTTGAGGCTACCGCCGCACAGGCAGGCGCGCAGGTGGCTATTGCCGTCAACAGCAAAAACCTCCGTAACGGCGGTACTGCTACGCTGACTGCCAGCACCGCCAACACCATCACCGTAACGGTCAAACAGGGCAACGCTGTCCGCGTGTATACCGTGACTGTTACCGGCGCGGCTGCCGGCTGATAAGAACGGAGGTGTAGGACTTGGTTGATGCTGAAATTTTGACTGCGTTAAAGGTAGATCTCCAGATATCTACCGATAAGATGGACGCTTATCTCGGCAATGTGATAGAGGCCGCCAAGTCCTACATTGCCGCTGAGGGCATACAGCTCAACTGCTCAACCGGTGACGGGATGCTTGTGGAAATGTACGCCGCGTATCTTTACCGCCGCAGGCGAGAGGAAAATGTGACAATGCCGCGCATGCTCCGCTGGGCGCTCAACAATCGCCTGTTCGCACAGAAAGCGGGTGACGCCAATGGATGATGTTATTACCCTCATTGGCGTCACTCGTGGGCAGAACAGCATCGGCAACTATGTGCAGACCGGCGAGACTCGTCGGGAGATATATGGGTCTGTGGGGTCTGTGAGCCGCGCTGAGTGGTTCCAGGCGGGACATGCCGGGTTTAATCCCGATATTGTTTTCGCTACGCCGCTCGTCAATTACGAGGGCGAGAGCGAGGCCGAATATCGCGGCACCATTTATTCCATATATCGCACCTATTATGTCGAGGACACCGACGAGATAGAGCTTTATCTCACTCGAAAGGCGGGAGTGCAATGAGCATAAACGCCTCGGATTTTGCCAAGGCAGTATCCTCCGAACTGGCTGAGTATGCGGCGGACATCACCACGGATGTCAAAAAATCGGTGAAAGAAGTCGCCAAAGATACCGTGCGTGAGGTCAAGAATCGCAGTCCCAGCGATTCCGGCGCTTATCGCAAAAGCTGGCGGTCGGAGGAAGTAGAGGTCACAAGATTCAGCCAGACGATGGTGATACATAACAAAACACATTATCGCCTGACTCATCTGCTCGAAAACGGCCACGCGCTTGTTGGTGGCGGGCGCACAAAAGCACAGCCGCACATTAAGCCCGCCGAGGAATTCGCCGAGCGTGAGCTGATGCGAAAAATTGAAATCAAGATCAGGGGGTGACGGTGTGAGTCTTGAAGAAATCAAAACGCTGCTCGAGAGCACGGGCTTGCCCGTAGCTTATCGGGCGTTTCCGGTAAAACAGGCTCCACCGTTGCCCTTTATCTGTTTTCTGTGTGATTACAGCTCCAACTTTAACGCAGACGACACCGTGTATCTGCCTGTTGAGCACATAAACATTGAGCTTTACACGGAAACCAAGCGGCCAGACCTGGAAGCGCAGCTTGAATCTGTCCTGGATGACCTCTGTTGGGAAAAAACAGAGGAATATCTGGATGACGAGCGCTGCTATGAAATCATCTATGAAATTGAGGTGTAAATATGCCAACAAATACTCCTAATAAAGTCAAATTCGGCCTCAAGAATGTCTATTATGCATTGCTCACCATCGAAGAGAATGAGGCCACTTTTGGAACTCCGGTGCGTATCCCCGGCGCTGTCAACCTGACCATGGACGCCCAGGGCGAGCCGTCTACGTTCTACGCCGATGATATGGCGTATTACGTCACCGCAGCAAATGACGGTTACAGCGGTACGCTCGAGATCGCACTCATCCCCGATTCTTTCCGTACTGATGTACTCAAGGAGAGCCTGGACGAGACGGCCAAAGTTCTGACTGAAAACGTCTCCGCCGAAGCTGCGCCGTTCGCCCTCCTGTTTGAGTTCTCGGGTGACCAGAAAGCAACTCGCCATGTGCTGTATAACTGCTCCGCCACTCGCCCGAGCCTGTCCGGCGCAACTACAACTAACACCAAAGAGCCGACGACCGAGAGGCTGACGATTACTGCCACTCCGCTTCCGAACGGTAATATACGGGCCAAGACCACGGCTGACACCCCTAAAACCCAGTACAACGCATGGTATACATCCGTGTGGCAGCCCACACCGGCAAGCGCGGGCGTTGGAGGTTAATCAATGGAGAAGATCATCGAGATAGACGGCAAGCAGGTAAAATTCCGTGCGACGGCGGCTATCCCTCGCCTGTATCGTATCAAGTTCGGCAGAGATATCATGCAGGACATGAAAGAACTCGCGGGTGCACTTGAGAAGTCCGAAAAAGGCGAAGAGAACATACCGCCCGAATTCCTCGAGGTGTTCGAGAACGTAGCGTTCCTCATGGCGCGCCATGCGACTCCTGATATGGAGGCGACCACAGTTGAGGACTGGCTGGACGGCTTTGATACGTTTTCGATCTACGTTGTCCTGCCTCAGCTGCTTGAGCTTTGGCGGCTCAATAATCAGACTCTTTCAAACGCTAAAAAAAAAAAGCAGGGCCATCGACCGTGAAATGACAACTGCGCTATTTTTGCTGCGCGCGTCACAGATCGGCATATCTATCCGTGACCTTGACCTACTCACAATAGGCATGGTCACGGACATGATGATAGAGGCCGGCAATGACCATTGTGAATATGAATATCTTCCAACGCAGGAAGATTTTGACAAATTCTAAGGAGGTGGCCGCATGGCATCTAATCGCCGCATAAAAGGTATAACGATAGAGATAGGCGGTGACACCACCAAACTTGACAAGGCGCTCGAACGTACTAACAAAGAACTAAATACTACACAAAGTAATCTGCGGGACGTTGAGCGCCTGCTGAAAATAGACCCCAAAAATACAGAACTGCTTGCGCAGAAACAGCGACTTTTGGCTCAGTCCGTAGAAACGACCGCTAAACGCCTGGACACTCTGCGGCAGGCAGCGGCCAATGCGGACGAGGCACTTAAACGCGGAACAGACTATAAAGCAGCTTATGAACCGCTCAAACAGCAACTTGACACGGTAAGCGCGACTATGCGCGGGCTCGAAGCTAACGCTGAAAGTATGCGTCAAAAACTCGAGTCGGGGGAAATATCGACAGAACAGTATGATGCGTTTACTCGCAAGCTGGAATCCACGCGCGGCGAAGCTGAGAAACTGGAAAAAGCGATTGAGGATGTCAACAAAGAGTTTGCGGGCGCAAAAATTGACCAGAGTCAGTACGATGCTTTGCAGCGTGAAATTATCGACACTGAGGATGCACTTAAAGACTTGGAAAAGCAGGCTGAAATAAGCCGTTCCGGGTTAAGTAAACTCAATGATACTGCGGGGCGCGTTTCAACCGGTGCAGGCAAAATCCGTGATGCTTTTATGCCGGTTACCACGGCGATAGCCGGTATCGGCGCAGCGGCGTTTGCTACTATTCCCGCAACTGATGAGCTGCGCACTGATTTGTCGCGCTTGGAGACTAATGCACAGCAGGCTAGCGTTGGAGTGGATGCTGCTACCGCAGCGTTCGATAAATTGCGCATTATGTCCGGTGAAACGGATTCTAGTGTAGAGGCGGTTTCTAACCTCTTGCAAGCCGGATTTACAGAAAGCAATCTTGAATTGGCTGTTGAGGGACTTGCCAATGCAGCGACCGCCTTTCCTGATACGATAAAAATTGAATCTCTTGCCGACAGTTTGCAGGAGACTCTGGCTACAGGTGAAGCGACTGGTCAGTTTGGCGAACTGCTCGACCGTCTGGGCATTGGAGCGGAAAATTTCTCGGCGGGGCTGGCCATGTGTACCACTGAAGCGGACAAGCAGTATTACGCGCTTGACGCGCTTGTAAACGGCCCATTAAAGGGTACATACGACAGCTGGGCGGCAAATAATGATGAGTTACTTGCTAATCGGCAATCCAGCGTGGAACTCCAGGATGCTATGGCGAGACTGGCAGAGGAAGTCATGCCAGTAGCGACCACGGTTGCAAATCTGGCAGCTGGTTTCCTCGACTGGTTTACTAATCTCGGCGATGGAGCGCAAATAGCTATTGTCTCACTTGGTTTGCTTCTAGCTGCGGTCGGCCCGGTAGCGGGAATAATTTCTGGTATTTCTGGAGCCTTACCAACACTCACTAAACTGCTTGAAGGTGTCAACATTAAGGCTCTCGGGCTTGTGGCTGTTGTTGGTATCCTAGTGGGACTATTCGCGGCAATAGTCGATGCGTGGGATGATATGAGCGGGTTGGAAAAAGTGGTATCGGTGCTCGGTCTCTTAACAGCAGCAGCTTTTGCGGCGGCTTTGGCGTTCGGCGCGTTCCAGTCTGCTTTCTCTATGGGTGTTGCAGTTGTTGGCATTGTTGCTGGTATTGCGGCGGTTATTGCAGCTATTACCAGTGCACAATCCAAGGCACAGCAAGCCGCAAATAGCATGTCGTCACTGAGCGTCCCAGCCTTTGCCAATGGCGGCGTTGTACCGCCAAACGCGCCGTTTCTCGCAGTGCTCGGTGACAATACCAAAGAGCCGGAAGTCGTTGCGCCGTACTCCACCATCAAGCAGGCTGCGAGCGAAGCTATTGCCGAGCGTGGCGGTGGCAACGGAATGGCTGTGGCTGATATATACCTCGACGGAGCTAAAGTTGGCCGAGGAATATTCCCGTATCTGGAAAATGAGCGAGTGCGCGTTGGGGCGCGTCTTGTTGGAGGTGCTGGCAATGGTGGTATTAGATAATGTGCAGTATAAAGTGCGCGTCAAAGTCAATTCGCTGGGGCGGTCATTCCGCATAGACGAGGGAGACCGCTCTGGCACCGTGAAAAGCGGCTATTACTTCCGCGACATTATAGGCACGTACTATGACTACTCCATGGAAGTCGAGCCAGACCCGACAGACCCCGCTGATTATGATGCGTTCTATCAGGCTATCAGTGCGCCGGTTGATTCCCACACACTCACAGTGCCGTATGGACAGACGACCATGACTTATAACGCCATGGTGACATCCGGCAATGATATGTTCAAGGACAAAGTAGGCAGCGTCAACCGATGGACAGGCTTGTCGGTGCAATTTACGGCAATTGAGCCGCAAAGGAGGCCGACATGAGCAATACTGTCAACAAAATAGTTTACGGAGCACTGGAATTCACCGACGATGAAATAATGGACGGTGAGGCATACAAGGTCACATCTCTGCTCTGCGACACACTCGAGATCGGCACACTTACCATCACACTTTATATCACCGATGACATCGTGGGAGCTGCATTGACGGGTTTCAAGCGTAATGACAAGGTGCAGTATTTTTACCGCGATGTGCTGCGAGGAACGTACTATATCGAGTCAGTACAGCGTACAGGACGATATACATATAGCATATCTGCCAATGATGGTATCGCGCTGCTTGAGCAGTCAAATCATCTAGGTGGTATATATACCGGCCAGACAGTGGCCGAGGTCGTGGCGGACATCTGCAACATACCCTATATAATCCAAAGCAAATTTGCCGATATTGCCCTGTATGGCTGGCTCCCCATAGCCACGAGACGCAGCAATTTGGCGCAGGTCATGTTCGTCATTGGAGCTAATGCGAAGACCGACCAAAACGGTGTGCTACGCATAGAGGGCCTGTGGGATGGTGTATCATCCAACATTGGGCAAGAACGCATATTCCTCGGCGATACTGTAACCTACGCAAGCAAAATAACGGAGATATCAGTCCTCGAGCATCAGTATATACCAAGTACAGAAGAAATCACGCTGTTTGAGGGCACAACGCAGGCGGGGGATGTCATCCAATTTTCCGAACCGGCTTATGATCTTACAGCAACAGGATTCACGATTACGTCTAGCGGCGCTAATTATGCCGTAGTAACAAGTGGCAATGGCACGCTCACAGGCAAAAAGTACGCACACACTACAAGAGATGTGCGCGCAGCAGTCTCTGAGGCTGATGTCCCGAATGTCGTAGAAGTTACCGAGGCAACACTCGTCTCACTCACCAACTCCGCCGCTATTGCCGACCGTCTGGCTAAGTATTACGAGCAGATCGAGTCACTTGGACAAGATGTCATATATGCGGGTGAGGAGCCGGGCGATGTAGTAGGTTTTCTGCACCCGTATGGCGAGCAGACTAAAGGCACCGTGCAGAGCACTATCATAACCATGGGCGGACGTCTCACAGCCAATGAGCAGATACTTATAGGCTATACTCCGCCACAGTCTAGCGACGTCGAATATTACGATGAATTCGAGGTCATTACAGCAGACGGCGACTGGACTGTGCCGGACGGTGTTACTCGTTTGCGTGCCGTACTTATAAGCGGCGGTACCGGTGGTGAGGCTGGATACGACGGCAGCGGCAATACTGTGGGCGATTTTATGGATACAACCACAGGAGTCAGCACAAACCCACGGCATAATCGTTATTCCGTGCCTGCCCTCTCAGGTGAGGGTGGTGCTGCTGGTAATCCAGGAAGCGGTGGAAAAGTATATCAGGCTGACATAGATGTAACGCCTGGGCAAGTTATAGCAGCTGTCATTGGCAAAGGCGGGCAAGGAGCACCTATTGGGCAAACCGGGACTGCCGGTAGCGCAGGCAGTGCTACAACTTTCGGTGACCTCACTTCTGACGACGGCGCATCAAGCGCCGATGGCTTTTTGGAGTTGACGACCGGTGTTACCTATGCTTTGCCTGGAAATACCGGCGTCGCTGGCGGCAGAGGTTCGGGATATCAAGATTCCAGCGGCGAGTCGCCACCTGTGGACGGCCCAACAATAACAGTAGACGGCGTTGAATATAAGCCGGGCACACAAGGGGCCGAGCTTAATGATGAGCGGACAAATTATGAAGCAATGGCAGAGGGCGGCTATGGCGGCGGCGCAGCATACAAAGCCAACGGTGGGAACGGTGGAGATGGCATTGAAGCCGATACAAGCAGTAGGGGCGATATATATGTTGAGCCGGGCGTCGGAGGCGCTGGCGCGGATGCTTTAGCGCCACCTAAAAAAGCGAATTACGGCTCTGGCGGTGATGGCGGCAACGGAGGCGGCGGAGGCGGT